TCTACTTGGCCTTTTATTTTTAGTTCTTTTTCCCGGTGGCGGCATTATGTTCTCCTTGCTGCTATAGCTTCAGTTATATCAATATCTCCGCTTTTGGCAAGTTGAGATGTGTCAGACGGAGTTAAAAGAGCTCCTTGATTTATAGTATTAGTAGAACTTAAATTAGAAGGAAGAATAAATTCAGGTGTTTTAGGCGCATTAATATTAGCCGGAGTAACACCTTTATCAAAAGTAAAAGAAGGTGTGGTAGTTAATGGGGTTGCCTCTCCTGTCCCCATAGGTCCTTCTATGAACCGTGAGCCGTAACCCATGTATTTATCTCCACCTCTAAAAATAGAATCTGGATTATCAAAAATCTTAGTTCCAATTAAATCCTGATAAGTGTTATTAACTGATTTATTAATGTTAACATAAAAATCTTTTAAACCTCGAACTCTTTCTTTTTCTTTTAATTTTTTCTTAACAAAAGAAGAAAGTTTAATAGGTCTAAATTTATTATTCATTATAGATCTTCTTTCCGCTGAACTTAAACGTTCTTTTAAAACTTTATTTATTTTTTTATCACTCATTCCTAATAACTTAGCTGCATTAATAGCTTTAAGTAATTCTCGATCAGCATTTAATTTTACTCCATTAGCACGAGCATATAATTCTGCAGCATCTTCAGGTCCAATTGCTCCTTTTAATATATCTCGAGTAATTATTTTTTTTGCTGCTTCATTGTCTTCATTAAATTGAGAAAGTTTAAATTGTATAGAATCTTCAATAAAAGGATCTGTTATTCTAAATCCAAATGCTCCTGGAAACTCATTAAAGAATTTATATTTTCTATCTCTTGCATCTAATCCTCCTGTTGCACCTAAACCCATACGGTAAAATTGATTTAAAGATCCTGGTAAAAATGTTTTCATACCCGCTGTAAATACTTTAGAAGCTTTAGTTCCTAAATCATCTTGAGCATCGAACACTTGGTACCCTTCTTTTGTTACACCATTTCTTGCATAGATATCTAAAACAAAATCAGTAAATATTGCTTCACTCACAAAAGGTTGTGCTAATTCTCCTAAACCTTTAGCAACAGCACTAGTCATATTTTGTGCAAAATTTTCTTCATTAATTGATCCTTCACTTAATTCATTCATTATTGTTTGAAAGGGTCTAGTTAAAGCATCGTAAGCATTAATATGAGAGTAATCTATAAAGTATAATTGACCATCTTGTTTAACTGGAATGATGTCTGAATTTTGAGACCACTCAGGTAAGTATTCTCTAAGTGCATTCATTTGTTCATTGGTAACTCCTGTTATAGCTTGTCCTACTTCTGTCATTAGTTTTCCTGATCCAAGTCCAAATAAAGCTACTCCTCCTAAACGTTGCATACCAATACCTTTTGTTAAAGGGTCTTTAAATTCTCTCATTCCTCTTACTGCTGTATTAATTCCTGTTCGAATAACTTCTGCGGGAAATGCAACAAAATTACCAAAAGGTAGTTTTCTTAATCCTTGAACTAATCGTCCTACATAATCATAGTTAGGAATATTATTTCTTACAATTTCTGCTGCATACTCATCTAAGTAATCATCAAATTGACCAGGATTTGCAGCTAAATCTATGTCGAATCGTTTAGCATCATCAATAAAACGAGCTGGATTTCTAGCAAATTCAGGGGTAAAAACTTCTTTAAATTTATTTTTTTCTGAAAGAAAATTTTGAATTTTATATATATCATCTTCTGCTTGGTACAATGTTCTTGCACCTTTTCTATAAGGATCAGCCCATTTAAATTTATTAGCTAAGCTTGTAAGAAGAGTATTCTTTTTTCCTCCTTCTGTTAAATGATCAAACGATGTGCTAATTTCATCTAATGTTTTTTTCAAATCACCCATACGTGCTGCTGTATTAACAATACCTAAACGTTGATACTTTTGATAATCATCCACAAATTGTTTCATATCTTCCGCAGAATTAAATCCTTTTTCAAAAAGTCGTTTACCAAAATCTCCTTCAAGTTGGCTTTTCGCTGCTGTTTTAGTTACTTGAAAGGCACGTTTAAAATCTTCAACAAACATAGCGGGACGAAAAAAATTTCCGTTCATACCTGTAAAAGCTAGGGCACTAATAACGTTACGCATATGAGTAATTGGAGATAAAGTAGTTTTAGCTTCTTGTGTTAAAGCTTTAGGTCCTAACAATAAAGTATTGTACATTTGCATAGCAAAGCTTGGATCCGCAGCTTCTTGTGTTAATCTATCTACAGATTTTAAAATCTCAGGGGTAGTATACCAACCATCTAAAGGATTCCATTGGGAAGATTCAATTTTTGCATTGAATAATAAATCTCCTTCTCCTACTACTCCTCCTTTAGATGCGGGATTAAAGAAAAATTTATTTTCTCCAATATCTTTTAACTTTTGAAAATATTTAGCAGAACCTAAGAAGCCTTGAATTTTACTGACTGATTCAGCATATTGTTTTAAAGGGTCTTTTACTTCTCCCAATAGTCCTTTAATTTCAGGGGGAAGATTAGTTTCACTTTTAAATACAGCATCATCTAATGCTTTATTTTTAGCAAGAACTCCACGTACTGTACCAGTATTTCCTCCTTCAAGAATTAATCTAATTTGATTGTTCATAGCAAGGTCTGCTGTTTCATCTAATGCTTTAAATCCTATGATTTCTCCATCAGCATTTCTAATAGCTTCTCCATAGTTTGGATTCTTACTTGCAATAAATCCTTTCGCTCTATCAATTATAGAACGTCCTTCTGGGGAACGAGATAAATTAGCAATGTACTCTTTTTTATCTGCACCAAATGCCTTATAACTTCGAGTTAAATATTCTCCAACATTGTCAGCAACTACTTGAACAAAATCATCAGAGTGAGTTATTGCTAAAGGATTTTTAGCTAATTCTTTACTTAATAAATCTACATGACCACGAATATTTTTCATGCCATTAATAACTTCATTCATATTTTGTTGACTATACACACCAGGTTTTACTCTTCCTTTAATACGTTCTAAAATATTAGCCGATACTTTTTCATCACGAGTTGTAAGATATCCATGAATGTCCTCCATTATATCGTTTCTAGTTGCTATTCCTTGTTCATCTAAATGTTTATGGATACCTCCTTTGGTAAATTGTTGAGGATCTACTAATTGATCAACAGCTTGTCCTAACTCATTAGTTAACCTAGCTACTTGTCCCATTTGTGCTCTACCCTCAGCCACCATTCTTTTACCTGCATCAAAAGCAGCACGAGGAGTTAAACCTGCTGCACGTAAAGAACCTCCAATCCATTTATCTGCCCATCGTAAAATATTATTTTTATTAAATTGCCATCCATCTTGAATTTCAATACTTTCAAAAGTTCCATCTGCTTTTTCTACAACGGCTTTATTTTTTGGATTGTGAATAAAATCTCCAGACATACTTTTTAAAAAGGTTGTATCTCCTTTACTACCAATTGCTTTTCCAATTCCTCTAACAGTAGCACCACCTACAGGAAGAATAATTTTATCAAAAAGTCCTGCAGTAACAGCGCCTTCTACTCCAAACTTTAATCTGTTTTTCATACGTCGCCATGCTTCACTACGTCCTTCTTGGCCTACGTCCTTTGTTGATTGAGTAGGACCAAAATTAAAAGCATCACCAAGAGTTCCTAATTCATCATCATACACTGCAGCTTCCGCTAATCCTGTAGCTAAAGCCTTACCTGTAGTAGGAGCTCTTCTCATAAAGTTTGATAATGAACCAGCATTTTTTGCTTTAGATAATTTAGTGGCTGCCTTCATCGCCATTCCTCCTGGCACACCAAATTGTGTAAGAATTGAAGTAACTTGTCCTGTCCAACTATCATCTGCTAAGTCTTCAAGTTTACTAAAGATTGCCTGATTATCAAAATAATCTTCTACCTCTCGTGTCATATTAGTTCCTAATCCTAAATCAACAAGAGTAGTTCCTAGTGATACTACTCCTTCTACAGCTTTAATAGCTCCTGAAGGAACACCAGCTACTGCAGATACCACGGGAGTATACCAAGACTTATCTTCTTCTTTTTCTTCTTCTACACTTGGAATTGTGCTTACTTTATTATTAAAAGATTCAGGTAATATAAAAGTAGATTTATTTTTAATTTCTTCTTCTTCTTCTTTTCTAAGCCTACTAGGTAATATAAAATCAACCATCGCTTACTTCTCTGGAGTTAATTGATAATCTTCCTCAAATATTTTTATTACTTCATCTTTAGAATACGAAGAGCCATCTTCTTTTACATTACTTTCCATAGCCTCTACAATGTCTTCTTCTGTGTAAGTTGTTTTTTGCGCTCCACCTTCACCTCCACCTTCACCTCCACCTTGAGCAAAATTCCAAGCACGATTTAATACATCTTGTACTTCTTGTTCTGTATACGATGTGCCATCAGCTTTTTCAGCACCTGTTAATTTTAAAAATCCTTCAGTAAAGAAATCTTTACGAGAAGTTCCAGACGCTGACTTAGATAAAGCTATTAATTCTTCATCACTTTTTGTGCCTCCAAACATACTTTTAAAGAAATTAAAATTTTTCATTAAAGCAGTATCATCTCCCCCTTGCTCTGCTTCTAATTGAAGTAATTCTTTTTCATGTGCTCGTGCCACATCTCCTTCTTTTTGTTTCATTCCTGCTTCAATTGATGCCATAGTTATTTTATCGGCACGATCTGCTAATTCTTTTCCTAAATTAGTAAAACCTTGAAGAGGTCCTTTAGCAGATTCAGCTACAGCCGTTACAAAATTATCTCCTTTTGCCGTGGCTAAATTTAATCCAAATTGAGTTACTGCTTCCCAAGCACCTTTTTTCTTTTCATCTTTTGTATCTCCTAAATATTTTTCAAAGATCTCTTTATTCTCTTTAATATAATCATCTAGGTTTCCTTTTTTAATTTCTTTTTTTAAATCATCAAATTTCTTTTTTTCTTCCTTTATATTTCCTTTATTACTTTTTTCTATTCCTGGTTGTCTGTCGCTTGATTCAATTGTTTCTGTTTCTGTCTCTAATTCATCTACTGCATCGCCTCCTTTTATAAAATTATAAAGACCTGCTCCTCCTTTATAAGCTGCATAAGGAACTGCTGTTTGAAAAGCAAGATTAGGTATACTTTTACTTCGAATATTAAATTTTGGGGTTCTAAGTTTACCGTATACACTTTCCAAACCTTTTGCAGTTTTAGCATCTACACGACCTGTTCCTCCCCATAACTTTTGAAAACCAGATCTTGGATCTACATATTGTCTTTTAAAATAATCTCTCATACCTTGACCCATTCCTTTATAAGTTTTAGGATCAATTAATTTTTTTCCAAATCCTTTCATATAAGGAAGAGCATATCTTCCTCCTTTTAATCCCAAATTTCCTATGCTAGCAGCTACTCCATACCAAGCATATGTTACAGGCTTAATGCTTCCATCTTTCATAAGAGCATATTGTGGCCTAAACATTGGTCTGTTTAAAACTTTTGGGTTTGATTTTTGTATATTATTTAAACCCATTTTAATTACCTTGGAATTGATTGTAAGCTCCTAGTCCTGCAATACCAAGTCCTAGTGCTTGAGTAAATGGATTGGTTGAAGGTTCTTGAGTATACTGATATTGACCACTTGGAACTCCTCGTAAAATATCACTAGCAAATCCAAGTCTAGTAAATGGTTCACGTTGAGCCATTATTTGTTGTTGTCTTTGAGCATCCAACATTCCTTGACCTAGTTGTTGTTTCATACCACCTATACCTAGAAGTGATTGGATATCTTGTTGACCTAGTTGTTGACCAAGAGCGCCAAGTCCAGCCATAGTTTTACCTGTGCTTGCTTGACCTAAACCTAGTTGACCTAAACCTTGACCTGCTTGTAGTGCTCTTCTTTGTTGATCAGCAAATGATCCCATTGCTGCACCTTGTGCTTGTTGAAAGTTTCTAGATAAGTCTTCAAAAATTCTTCTTGATTTAATGTCGGCTAAATTTTTCCCCATTTCTGCTTCTTGAACACCCATACGTGATCCTCCAAAAGCACCTACTTGTTGTGCTTGAGCAGCTAAACCTTGTTTAGCAATATCAGCTTGACGATCATATTCTTTAAGAGCCTCTTGTGTTACACTTTGTTGATAAGGATTCATAAAAGCTTGAGCTGAAGACGGGTTGTAAGCCTGTGCTCCGCTTAATAATTGTCCTGCACCAATAGCTTGTGTAGTAGCACCAAGTCCCGCTTGTTGTCCCGCTTGTTGTAAGTACGGCGCATACGAACCAATACCTTGACTAGCTAAACCAAAAGCTTGTTGTTGCTCTGGTGAAAAATCCGCAAATTTAAATTGTGGAATATCTTGAGCTATACCTGCTCTACCAAACTTTCGTAAGTTAAAAGCTTCTTCTGTTTCAGTAAAATTACCTTGAGCATCTTTTTTTCTTGCCGCCTGTGGATCTCCATACACAGAAGCTAATAATTGTTCCGCCCTCTTTTCTATGTAAGGGGGTTGTGCAGTAATATTTGTGTAAGTTTCAACCATTATGTTTTTGCTCCGTAATTATTTTGTATACTGTATAAAAATTTTGACCCTCTTTCTCTTTCATCTTCTCTTCCTTTAGCACCCATCGCTGCGCCAAGCCCTCTAACTGTTCTTGCATTAACAACAAATTCTCCATCACTTAGCATCGCTGGTATTTCATCACTTGTCTCGGTTCCTGGTCCTGCTATCTTACCATTCTTACGAGGAAAGTCTCCACCATCTGCTAAACTTATTATTCCCCCATTAGCTAAACTAAAACCATAGGGTTTATTAGCACCACCATAAGGTATTAATTGAGGAGGTGCAATATTCGCATCACCTAGATCTCTAAACCCAGGAAATTTTCCATATACGTCTTCATATTCTGATGTTGCTTTTTCTTCACCACCAAGACCTGTAGCACCCGCTACACCTAAACCTAATAATGCGGATTTAATTGGATTGGCTTTTACATATCCTAAACCTTTTTGAAGTATATTTTGTTTAGGGAAAGTAGCTGCTTGCATAGGTCTTCCAGCGATTTCTCTTGTTATGTTAGCACCCACAGGTTTATTAAATATTCCCCCTAATCCTTGACCTGCTTGAACACCCCCAAATTTACTAAGGGCTCCTCCTGCTAATCCCGATAGGGCTGCAAATTTAAGAGCTTCTTGTGGGCTTTTACCAGCAACTAAACTTCCAAGGCCACCACCAATAGCGGTGCCTAGCATTGGTCCTCCGTATAAAAATCCTAGTCCTGCACCTACTGCCGGTGCTATTTTTTTTGCTGCTTTAAAAATCTTCTTTAGCATGTTCTCCTTTTGCAAGTCATGATTGTGTGATATAAGCAAGGAGGCTAAACTTGTAGAAATGCCAATTTAATTATATATTTATAGGCAAATTATTGCTATATGACAATAGATATTTATAGCTAACCAAAAGGAAAGAATGATGGCTACTAAAAAAACACCCACCCCTGTAGTTCCCGCACCTCCATATGGAAGACCTTTAAATAAGGATGAAATAGAATTTGTAAAAGAAAATATAAAAAAACTACAAGAATACGGAAAGAAAGGAAAGCATGGCAAAAAAGAAAAAACAGACTGAACAAGTTTTAAAATTTGATACAATAAGACCTTTTGGTCCTACAATAATGAGAGGCAGAATGCCTGATTTTATTACTAAAATGCTCGATAATAAAGCAACAGAGATGTTGACTGATAAAAAATTATCTAAAGAGTTTGATCACTCAGGTAACTTAGCAGGCAATGTTGAAAAAGAAGTACGGTTTCCACAAGATTGGATGAACACACAAGAATTTTTACCAATGGTGCAACTAATTGGTGAGATGGTTAAAAACTATCTTTCCATACCACCAGCAAGTGAAACAATAAAACCAGAGTTTGTAGGTAAGATGGTTATTGAATCTATGTGGTCCGTGAGCCAATATGCAGGAGACTTTAATCCTTTTCATATACACGAAGGTCAATTATCTGGCGTATGTTATTTACGAGTGCCACCAAGCCTGCCAGCAGAATACGCAAAGGAAGATCACTACCCAACAGTAGGAGATATATGTTGGTTCAATGGTCAAGCTGCTACATTCAGTGGACATAAGCACCAAGAGTCGCCAAAGGTTGGTGATATATTTTTGTTTCCAAACTGGTTAGCACACGGTGTATATCCATTTAGAACACCAAATGAAGAGAGAAGATCGGTATCTTTTAATTTACATTTGATTAAAAAAGACGAGCCAAAGCCTTTAGAGAAATAATGCAACATCATAAAGAGACAAAATTTGTCATGTATGTTGATGATTTCTTAGACGAAGCTACGTTAAAGTCACTTCAAGATACTGTAACAAAATTAGAATACAAGGAAATAAAAAATCCAGAGGGTAAACTATATGGCATGCGACATACTTTTGATAAAAGTATTCATGATGATCCATTGCTTAAATTAATTAAAAAATATTTCTTTCCGCATAGAAATCTTGAACCAATATCCGTAAGTGCACATTTACGAGAAAATAAAAAAGAACCTTTATTTCACACTGATGATGATAAAGGTAATGTAGCTAACTTTCTTTTGTTTGTAAAAGGAGATTCGTTGCTTAATAATGGCACAGGTTTTTTACATAATGAAAAGTTATCCTCACATATAGGTTTTGTAGAAAATAGAGCTTTGTTTTTTAATGGATTAAAAATACCACATTCAGATTTACAATCTTTTGGAGATAGTTCTAAAAGATATACTTTAAATATTTTTTATAAAGAAAATGAAAATTGAAAATATTCCAATGGTCCGTGTGACGTGGCTCGATGCTCGTGATACAGAAACTGGGTGGCTTGATATAAAAGAAATTATTAATGCGCCGTTGGCCGTGTGCCAAGAAGTAGGTTGGATGGTTACTAATAATGATGAAAAAGTTGTAATTATGAGATCCTACAGTAAGGATAAAGATGATATTACAGGAGGCGGTGCTATCGCCATACCAAAAGGATGGTTAAAAAAAATAGAATACTTAACTGTGAGTTATAGTGAAAAATAATATTTACGTTCAAGATATTTTTTTTGAAGAAAATTTTTTTAAAAAATTACAAAGTGAAGTATTAGGTATTGAATTTAAATCAAGATACCTAGATTTAAAAGGCAATGAGACAATGAAAAACGAATATCAACGTAATTATCATCACGTTGAATTGTCTGACGATTCTCTTGTTGTACAAGAAGTAATTAATAACATAGAAAAATATTTTAGGCATCCTGCAAAGAAAATATCGTCTTGGTATTTTTTAAGTTTTCCTAATACGCCCGCTATTCCTCATGAAGACGTTTCAAAATTTAATTGTTTAATTTATTTAATAGGTGATAAATTAGTTAATAATGGAACAGGCTTTTATGAAAAAGTAAATGATAATCATGAATTACACACTCACATAGGTTTTAAAGAAAACAGAGCTATTTTTTTTGATTCTACTAAATGGCACAGCCCATTACAATTTGCTGGTAACTCAACGCCAAGATACGTCATGGCTAATTTTATGGATTAATTATGAGTATAGCTGATTTACATATAATTGAAGGCGGTGTTGGTAAGCATTTACAATTTACTGCATTACTTGATGCATTAACTGTAGAAAATAAATTATGTTTAAATAGTGGTTATCCTGAATTATTTATACTTGATAAAAGAGTTGCCTCTTCAACAACATATATTCTTCAACCCATACTTGACACAACCCATAAACTTTTTAGTAATTATAATAATATAATCTGTAAAGACCCTTACAAAACAAATTTTTTAAAAGGAGATCGTCACATAATTGATTATTGGGCAGAGATGTATAACATTGAAAACGTAGAAAAAATTCCAAATTTTGTTATCAATGAACAAAGAGAAATATTTTTACAAAAAGAAATATTAAAACTTGGAAAATTTATTTTAGTTCAATTTACTGGTGGACAAGGTGTTATGGTTGAAGATTATAATATTTCAAATTCTGGTAGAAATTATCATGATGGTCAAGAATTAATTAATCTTATTAAAGAGGCACTGCCTGATATAAATATTGTTGTTTTTGGACATAGTAATGAACCAGCGCCGTTATTAAATACAACTCAATCTATTTTTATTGATAAGTTAGATTTTATGATACTAGCTAAATATTGTCTTTCTTTTATTTCTATTGATAGTTGTTTACAACATATATGTTCTAATAAGTCTTTTAATAAAAAAGGAATTGTCTTATGGGGATCATCAAAAGCCAATATGTTTGGTTATGATAAAAATATTAATTTAGTTTCTGAGTATCCGTATTGCGTTGAGATAAAACCTAAAAACATTGTGGATAAGTTTTTACATTTGGAGTTAGATGACTAAACTTAACATTTTATCAATTGATACTGATTACGTGCAATCTCCTGTGTGTTTTGAAAATTTAATAAAATTTTATTTAAATTACATAGATAACGTTAATATTAAAAACATTTTATTTTCTCAAGCACATGCTAATATTTTTTATATTTTAGATCCTTTGTTAAAACAAAAGAAAACTATAGACTTAGTTAGTATAGATCATCATCATGACATTTGGTATTACAACAATCAACTACCAATTAATTCTTTTAAATCATCTAATTGGTTAGGTTATTATTTAAAAAAGAAAAACTTTATAGATAATATTTTTTGGTTAGCTAATTATGACTCATTTAGAGAAGGGCATGATGACATGCTACATATTACTTATGATATAGAAGATATTAAATTTAAAAAATTTGACTATATTTTTGTTTGTAATTCACCGTGTTATTCAAATTTGTTAAGTGAGTCAGCTTATAACACACTGGTAAGTATTACGACACACATTAAAAATTGTAAAAAATTTGATTTTTTTAAACCAAATATTTTAAACCATATTACTCAGGAAATTTTTATAAATGAAAAACAAGATTAAAAAAGCGTATAAAAATAAAAGTTATGTATTAATTAAAAATGCAATAAATCTTAAATCATTTGGATTAAACTTTGATTTTAACAGTTTGTATGATTTTTTAAATATTTATCCTGTTGGTCATTACAGTGTAAAAGATAACGTCTATATTTTTTCTCTTTGCAATATTGTTAACGAACAGACTTCTTTATTTTTTAATAGTTACCTTTCTTTTATATCAAATATTCTTCAAGATATTCTTAAATTTAAATTAGGTAATTTAGATTTTTTCTTTTCTACAAAAGGTCAAAGAGGTGAGAGTCATGTTGACAGAGAACATGTTTTAATTTTAGGTGTGTATAAAAATACTTATTATCATATAGATGGCACAGATATTAAAGTATGCCCTGGTGATATTTTATATATTCATAAAAAAAATTTACATCATGTTTTTTCTCCTACGGAAAGAATAGTTCTTTCATTATCTGTATGGGACGTTGTATGAAAAAAATTTTTATAGGCACACCTTGTTATGGCAACATGATTACAGCGGATTATTTTAGAAGTTGTCTACAATTAACAGCCTTAGCAGCAACAAAAAAAATAGAATTACAGTTTGGAACAATCGGCAATGAATCTTTAGTAACAAGAGCTCGTAATACATTAGTACAATTGTTTATGGATAATAAAGATTACACTCATCTTTTATTTATAGATGCTGATATTGCTTTTAATCCTGAGTCTGTATTTCGTATGTTAGATTTAAATGAAGATGTAGTAACAGGTGTATATCCTCGTAAACAAATTAATTGGACAAAAGCTATTACAAAAATAAAAGAAAACCCTAATATTAGTGAAGACGAGTTACATGCATCTTCTTTAATGTATAATTTAAATGTTAAAAATCCAAAACATGTTGTTGCTAAAAAAGGTTTTATAGAGGTGTTAGATGGTGCAACAGGTTTTATGTTAATAAAAAGAAACGTTTTTAAAAAAATGGCATTGGCTTACCCTGATTTAAAATTTAAATCTGATCAACATTTAAATGATTTACATGATAAACGATTGGATTATCATGATACATCTGATTGGAATTACGCATTTTTTGACACTATGGTTGAACCTAATACAAAAAGATATTTATCTGAAGACTATGCATTCTGTCGTTTATGGCAAAAAATAGGCGGTAAGATATATGCTGATATTATTAGTGGTATGACACACATGGGTAATTACCCTTTCAAAGGTAATGTAGCCACTCAATTCTTGCCACAAAACAATAAATAATTTAGTATACTCCAACATGAAATTAACTGATTTAAAGTTCCAACCAGGTATAGATAAACAAGATACTGCTTACGCAGCAGGGGATTTACGACGTTATGTAGATTCTAATTTTGTACGGTTTCATTATGGGAAACCTGAAAGATGGGGCGGTTGGACATACTTACCAGATCCTAATAAAAGTGTTGTTGGAATAGTTCGTGATACGCACAGCTGGATTGGTTTAGACGGAACCAGGTACCTTGCTTTAGGCACTGATAGAAAATTATATTTATTCTCGGGTAGTGCTCTTTATGACATTACACCTATTAGAGAAACAGCGGCATTAACAAATCCTTTTACTACAAATGGTACAACAACAGTTTCAGTAACTGACGCAGATCACGGCGCTATTGAAGGAGACTTTGTTACTTTTGATTCATTCTCTGCAATAAACGGCTTAGATATGAATAACGAGTTTGAAATTACAACATACGTTGACGCTAATACTTATAAAGTAACACACACTAGCGCAGCTTCTGGATCTACCTCTGGTGGAGGCGGCTCAGGTAATGCTAATTATCAAATTAATATTGGAGAAACTACATCAACCTTTGGATATGGTTGGGGCACTGATACTTGGAGCACTAGCACATGGGACACACCAAGATCTTCTTCAGATGTAACTGTTTTTGCTCGTAATTGGTCATTGGATAATTTTGGTGAAGATTTAATTGCTACTGTTCTTAATGGTGGCACATACTTTAAAGATATTTCTGGTTCAATAGACGCAAGAGCAACAGCTTTATCTAATGCTCCAACAGCTTCTAGATTTAGTTTAGTTTCTACAGATACAAGACATTTATTAATTTTTGGTACAGAAACAACAATTGGTACACCAGCCTCTCAAGACGATTTATTATTTAGATTTTCTGATCGAGAAGATGCTACTGATTATACACCAGTAGCAACAAACGAAGCTGGTTCACTGCGTATATCAGATGGTTCTAGAATAGTAGGTGCTGTTAAATCATCAGGACAAATATTAGTTTGGACAGATACATCACTTCATGGTGTTCAGTTTGTTGGTACACCTTTTACTTTTGGTCTTAGACAACTCGGTGCTAACTGTGGGTTAGTAGCACAGCACGCTGCTATTGAAGTAAATGGTAGAGCGTATTGGATGTCAGATAATGCATTTTATATGTATGATGGTGTTGTTAAAAAAATGCCTTGTTCCGTGCAAGATTATGTTTTTGATAATTTAAGTTATACTGGTAGAAGTGATACTGTTTGTGGTTTAAACACAGCTTTTAATGAAATAATTTGGTATTATCAAGCTAACACTGGATTATCAATAGATAGGGCTGTAGTTTACAATTATTTAGAGAATACTTGGTACACAGTTACAGAAGGTAGAACAACTTGGCTTGGTGCTTATGTATTTGAAAAACCAATTGCAACTAAATTTTTTGCAACAGTTGCTAATGTATCAACTATATTAGGTTTGACAGCAGGAGCTTCTGAAATTTATGAACATGAATCTGGTAATAATCAAGCAGATGGCACAGCTATTTCTGCTTTTTTAACTACAGGATCTGTTGAAATAGCAGATGGGGACGAGTTAATGTCAGTTAGTAAATTAGTTCCTGACTTTGATAATTTATCAAATACCTTAACAGCTACCTTAACTTTAAATCAATATCCACAATCCACTAATAGTGTTTCTACTTTAGGAACTATTTCTAGCACAACACAAAAAATTAATGTAAGAGGAAGAGGAAGAGCAGTGAAAATTAAATATGAAACTAATACTGTAGATGACACAGCTTGGAGACTTGGATCAACAAAACTTCAACTTAGACCAGACGGAAGAAGATAATGAAAAAAAATAAAATAAAATCAGTAAAAAAAGTAATTAAAGGTTTAAAGAAAGCATCGAAATCGCATGCTAAACAAGCAAGAACTTTACAAAAAGTTATAGGTAGAAGAGGGAAATAATGGCTAAGATAACAATTACAAGATTACCAAATGCAACACCAGAATATAATGCTGGTCAGTTTGATCAAATGGTTGCTTTGTTGGATCAAATTATTCTTTTACTTAACACAAACTATCAACAAGATTTAAAACAAGAATCACAGTCGGAGGCTTTTTTTCTTGGCTAATGTATTTAAAAGCGCAATGTTAGATGTTACTACGACAGATCTAACAGTTTTAATTACTGTTCCAACAGCTAATCCTGGAGCTACGCCTCCAGTTATGCCTACTACAGATGTAGTAAAATCTTTTTTAGTTTGTAATGACTCTGGTTCAACAACTCTTCTTGATGTTGAAGTTGTCAGAGGTGCTGCAACGTTTGAATTATTTAAAGCAAAAAGTGTTGCTACAAACACAACAACAGAATTATTGACACAACCTTTAGTTTTGCAAGAAAGTGATATTCTTAAAGTTCAAGCTAATGCGGCTAATCAAGTGCACATCATAGCAAGTTTTATGGAGGTTACGAAAGGTCAACTTTAAAAAAGGAAAAAGAATGGAATTACAATCTTTATTTATTACCCCTGTATTTTCAATACAGTTAAAAGGACATGAGCATCTTAGTGATGCTATATACCAATTAAAAGAAAGAGATCAAAAAGGAATGCCCCGGTCAAATATAGGTGGATGGCATAGTAATGATGAAATACATGAAATAAAAAAATTTAAACCTTTAGTTAATGATATTCTTAAATATGCTAAAGAGTGTTTTAATCACATGGATGTAAAAGATAATTATGTTCCTGAAGTGACTGGAATGTGGGGCATGATAAATCCACCAAGATCTAGAAATAATGTTCATACTCATCCCTATAACTATCTATCTGGTGTATTTTATTTAAAGGCACCTAAAAAAAGTGGCAGTATTGTGTTTCTAGAGCCTAAACCACAATCAGAGGTACTATCACCCCCAAAAACAGATAAAGCTTCTGTACACCTTGCTCATAGCGTACAATGGGAACCTATTGAAAATTCCTTGATTTTTTTCCCATCTTGGTTACAACATGAAGTACAAACAAATAATTCTAATGAAGATAGAGTTATCATTAGTTTTAACATAAATTGGAGAAAAGACGATGCCGATAGTTGAACCTGCTGAATTACTAGGACACATTACAACTTCAGACGGAAGAAGAATTCCTCATTATAAAGTAAAAACTGAAACCACTATTACTCACGCTGATACAGGTGCTGAATATGAATCAGAAGATGCAGCTCAAGCTGATGTTGATAATCCAGGAACTTCTACAACAGCAGAAAAAATTAGGAGAGATGTAAAAGTATTTGCTCCATCATTAGCAGATATGCTAGGCGAAACACCTGAATAATTAAGCACTACAAGCTTCACAATCAATTTCTGAAGAATTACCGTTTAATATAACTTGTTCATCTGAAGTATTATGACAAGCACATCCTTGAAGATGTCTTGCAAAAGCATCACTTAATCTTTCTTTCTCTCTTTCTAATTGTAATAAACGTTCATGATATCTGCTCACCTTATCTACAAGGGTAGCTATAGCCTTCAATACTTCTTGATTTTCCATAATTTCTCCTGATTTTTTAATTTTGGGTGAGATCTAATTTAAACATGTGTACAGAATATATCAAGCAATCTTTTTAAAATTGTTTTGTTGACAAGAAAATTATGTTATGAAAGGGACATAAAAGAATGAAATCACAAACAAATATATTTGGTAGAGTAGTTAAAAGATATGATTTATCCTTAGATCTTATTGAAGATTTAAATAGTATATATGAAAAACAAAAAAAAGAATTAGGTTCTTTTGGTCCAAGATTAGCAGGGCGATTAGAATCAGAATTAGAATTTACACATCTTATTGGTAAAACCAAAATATCAAAACATATAGTTGATTGTATGAATGACTACATAGAAACTTTAGAGAAAGTAAATTTGTTTAAAGGAAGTAAAAATTTGGAAATTTTAAGCTGTTGGATAAATGATATGAGAGAAGGCGAATATAATCCTCCACATACTCACCACAATAATACAGGTTTTTCTACTGTATTATTTTTAAAAATTCCTGAATTTATTAATGATGCTAAAGATCCTCATAAATTTAAAGATGGGCAATTAGGTTTTGCAGATATGGACGGCACACATTCTACATGGGTAGAACCAGAAGTTGGTCATTTTTATATTTTTCAAGCAAACCACAGTCACTATGTCATGCCATTTAAAACAAAAATAAAAGGAGATATTAGAAGATCTTTATCTTTTAATTTTATACAAAAAAATGATCAATAAAGTTTATGAATGTAAAAATATTTTAAATGAGTATGAAATTAAAGATATTCATAAAAGATTATTAGATCATAATTGGTCTATTGATACTCCTTACACAAGTTATAGTTCTTTTTATCCTACTTTTAGAGTATTTTTTGAAGACAATATTTATCAGCCTTTTTGGTTTGGATATTTTTCAGGTCTAGTTTCAGCCGTAAATAATGACCTTAGAAAAAATAAAAATTTTGATTTGGGTAATTATCAAATTAAATCTATAATATTAAACGCTCAACAACAAAGTGATAAGTTTCATTTTCACGATCATAGACAGTATAAATATTCTTTAGTTGGATTTCTTACACCTGAGTGGGAAAAAGAATGGGGAGGAGAACTACAGATAGAGGATAATACAATACAATTTAAACCAGGAAGTTTTGTTTTATTTTCAGGAAGTAATTTACATGATGCTATGCCAGTAAAAATAAATTTACCTTTTTGGCGAATTTCTGTAGGAATTTTTCTTAATTAAATGTTTAATAAAAAAATAGTTTTTTGTGCAATAGATGATGGTATGAAAAATATCTGGCCTAATCCAAAGCCAGCATCTCATTTTATTCCAAAAGAATATAAAGAATTAGAAAGGTTTACTGATAAAAATTTACATCAACCCACTGTTAAAACATGCATGCCTTTTTTAGATTCTTTAACTATGGGTTATATAATACCTTTTGATCAAGATTATTTAGTTGATCCTGTTGAAGATGATTTTAGTGTGACACCTGCTAGTAAAGAACAAGATGATTTTGGGTTTCATAATCAAACACAATTACCTGAAGAATGGAAAAAAACGACAGGTAGTAATGCGGGAAAATTTCATAACAAATGGTTAATAAAGACACCGCCTGGATATAGTTGTTTATTTGTAAAACCAATGAATAGATTAGAACCTCGATTTGAAATAATTGCAGGATGTGTGGATACTGATACTTATGTTAACGTAATAAATTTTCCTTTTATTTTACATAAAAGAGATGAACAGTTTTTAATTAAAAAAGGTGAGCCTATGGTTCAAGTAATTCCTTTTAAAAGAGAATCTTATAAAATGTGGTCTGGTTTTTATTTTGAAAAACTTCATTCTAAAACTTTAAAAATGTTAGGAAGTGAGTGGATGGATAGATATAAAAAACATTTTTGGAATAAAAAAAGTTATAAATGATAAAAATTACAGACTTTATTCATTGTTATGAAAATATGGTTGATGATAAAATTTGTAAAGCAATAATAGACAATTCAAAAAATTTAGATTTTGCCAAGTCATCAACAGTTGGAGGAGATGCCGAATATAGAAAATGTTATATTAATGACCTTGATTCTAAATTTGATAAAGATATTTTTGAATCTGTTAGTAAAGTTTTAAAACAATACTCATCGGATCATAAAAATTTTAGCACAGGATTGTCTTGTGAGGATACAGGTTATGAACATTTAATTTACATTGGTTCAAATAATAATGAATACAAAGAACATGTTGATCACACAGATTTATATCCTAGAGTCTTAACTTGTTCTTTTATTTTAAACGATAATTATGAAGGCGGTGATTTTGTTTTTTTTGGTGGTAAGCATGTAGTGCCTCCCAAAACAGGTAGCGCTGTAGTTTTTCCAAGTAACTTTTGTTTTCCTCACGCTGTATTGCCTGTTACAAAAGGAGATAGGCACGCTGTTATTACATGGATACGTTAAAAACTAAAAAATATAAATACGTTAAAAACATATTGTCATTAGACTTAGTAAATTTTCTTACAAGTTTTAGTTTAAAAAGTCATCATGGTGGAGATGACCAAGCTCCTAATTCTTCATCTTTACATTCATCACAATCAGAAATTTACAGTCATATACTTCATCACATTCATCCTATTATAGAAAAAGAAACAAATTTAAAATTAAAACCTATTTATTCGTACAACAGAATTTATTTTGGGGGGTCTGAATTAAAAAAACATACAGATAGACCTTCTTGTGAAATAAGTGCTTCTATTTCTTTAAATAATTTTTACGAAGATAAAAATTACAAATGGCCTTTATGTATGGGGAACATACCTATCGTTATAGAACAAGGTGATGGTGTTATTTATAAAGGTGGGGAAATTGAACATTGGAGACCTTTTTTTAATCAACCAATAACTTCTTGGCATCATCAATTATTTGTTCATTATGTTGACCTTAAAGGTTCTTATAAAAATTTATTAGAGGAAAAAACTATGAAAGAGTATGAAAAAAATATTTCTTACAAGTAATCGTGCCAGGTTTTATCGTCAGGAGCTCCCGCAGCATCATAAGCTATTACAGCATTTTCTATTTCAGTTTTTCTAGTTTCTGCCCATGTAAGTAAAGCAGCAACAGTTGTTGATCCAACAGCATCACTTGTAGCACTTAAATTTGTGTTACCAGTCATATCTCCTGTAGATGCATCCTTATTTTGTATTTCATTTTGCCCTGGAAGACTATTCCATAATACACAATGAACAGTGTCAGGAATTGCAGGCATTGAAGAACCTTTATCAGCCCAATCAATTCTAAAACTATTATCTACATTTATACTGTCTCCATTTAATATTACTATCTGTGTTGCCATTAATATCTCCTAATGCTTTATAATATAGTTAACCACCACAAAAGGTGAGAATGAATTTGTACCTGCTGCCGTGACAGCTCCAGTTAAACTTGTTGTAATATTACCTGTTAATGTTCCAGATAAAGTGTGTGAGTGTGTATGTCCAGTTCCTGATCCTGCAGAACAAAATTTATCAATATTTACAACGTTAGTAGTTCCACCTTTTCCTGAACCGGGTCCACCAACATTACATGGACAAAGTCTTGAGTAAGCTCCTCGAGGGGGCTCAGAGTTATAATTACCAAAAGTACAGTGAGTATGAGTAGCAAGTTGAGCTTCTGTTAAAGAAGTATTAGAAATAGCTCCTGTTACTGTAACTGATTGATTTGTAGCATTTGTAGCAGCTTGGTTATTAGTTACGGCTACAGTTACTGTATTTGCGCCTCCTGTACCAGCTAAGTTATAAGTGTTACCATCAAAACCTTGTGGCATTTTTCCTTGTAATTGAGGAACGTTAAAAGTTGTAGATCCATCACCAGTACCATATGTTGTTCCTGTAACAGCGAATAACTCAGCATAAGTTGTTCTTGATATCGCTGCTCCATTACATAATAGATATCCTGCTGGAGCTGTTGCTTTTGTCCAAGGCTTAATTGCGCCTACTTCACTTCTGTTTACTATATCTTGTAAGTTAGCCATTAGTCGTTATATTTCAACCTCCATCCATTGTCACTGTTTACATAAACAAGCGCAATGCCCGCACCATTAGTGCTTATTGTTAAATCTGATTCTGCTCCTTGTATCTTTTCAGAGTTACGACCTACTGTTAAATTGTTTGTACCAAAAGTTCCTTCTGCGTCAATAATTTTTACTTGATTTCCAATTGAAGGAGAAGAAGGTAAAGTTACTGTAAAAGCAGTCCCAGATGTATCACAAAAAAGATTGTCTCCATCTGATGCTGTGTAGGTACCAGTTTTAATAACCCATGCTTCACCTAAACCAGCTAAAGAAAAAATATCATACCAGTTAGTTCCGTCAGTAGCTAATAATCTATATTTACCATTAGTTACTGTAACAGTATTTCCTGTAGCACCTAGTCTTGCAGATATATCTGCGCCACCAGAAATGTTATTGTAGATCCCCATTGTTTTTTGAGTAGCAGGGAATTGAATTGTATGAGTTGTTGAAACTGTTCCTGTGAAAATTAATTGGTTTTGTCTAGCTTCGTTGTTTGCTTGAGTCTGAGGACCATCGCCGTTTGATAGCGTTGTTGAAGTCCCTGTTGTAATAGCTTTAGAATAAACACCAGCAATCGCAAATTCAAAAACTTGAGAAAAATTATTGTTCGTAATAGTGCCCCAAGTACCTGAATTCGCTCCTGATGCTTGTAGCTCTATTCGTAAGCCAGTTGAATATGTTGAACTCATTTAATCTCCTAATAAAGTTTTAGTAATTTTTTTCAAGTTTGTCAAAACTTTTATGCAGCTTGATGGACTTCTGTCCAACTTATAGCTGAGTTAGAATCATCTACTTCAGACCAAAAAGTCCCTTGTAGATTACCTGTACTACTTGTAGCAGAAACTCCAGTTGGTGTAAAGCTAACATCTGTACGAATATTTAATACTCCAAAAGATACCGTGGCTGATACACTAGGAGCTTCATATACACTTGATTGACTAGCATCGCCCATAGATGAAGTCATTGCAATACCTGTTACAGAAACAGTTGCGCCCGCTGTTATTGTTGCTTGTCCTGGGAAAGAAACTCCTTCATTACCTGTTACAGTTACAGGTGCAGAACCTGATATTGTAGGGCTACCTCTTGAAGATGTAAGTGCAACACCAGAAGGTGTAACAACGGATGTGCCTACAACAGTTAAAGATCCAAGACTTGATGTAATAGCATTTCCTGAAGGAAATGCTGTTTTACCAATTGCAATAGCTACAGTTCCTACAAGTGCATCCATTTCTGGTTCACTTGCAGCTACAACCGTTAATTGAGAATCTCCTGATATAGAGAATGTTCCTATTGAAGATGTTGATTGAACTCCAGTAACAAAGATTGATGTACCTACAGTGCCAACAGAAGATGTTAATCCAGCAGCTGTAATAGTAGGATTTACAGAAATATTTACTGTAGGTGATCCAGTCGCTGTTGATCCTTGTACTCCCGTAAGAGCATAAGATTGAGCAGTTACATTCCAAAGATTGTCATTCCACCCAATAGTAACACCGCTATCTCCTGCAACGCCTCTATCCCAACCTGATTGAAATAAGGTAGCAACAGTTTCATCACCAAGTGATGCTGTAGTCCCTAAACCAGTAGGGGAAGCTACACAAGAACCTGTTACAGTTTCTGTGCCAAGAGTTGATGTTATTACATTTCCTGTAGCGGTTACTTGTGCAACACCAGTACCGATAGCGGTTCCAACAGCGGAAGTGCCAGCTACGCCACTAAGTGTTATATTACAATCGCCCGTAAGCGTTAACGAACCTAGAGATGACGTGAGGCCAGTACCTGTTGCGTCAACGGGCGCAAAAGTATTCCATGCACCCGAATTCCAGGTTTGTCGGCCCCATCCTTGGAGGGAGGCCAT